TCACAAGTAAAGTTTAAATAATGTATGAACTTAAAGAATATCTAAAATCAATCAACACTACCAAACAGAACTTGATGGATAGTGATGATAAGGCTTGGGAAAGGAAGTATCCATCATTCATAATTAATAAATGTCTTGCACCATTTAATGATACTATCATGTTGGTGAATGAGGTAAATGTCCACAATCATCTTGATAACAAGATGCAATATGACTTTTTACTAAATAGTCTAAGGAAGCAGAATAGATATGCTTCTTGGATGAAGGCGAGTAAAAGTAAAAATTTAGAGTATGTCAAAGAATACTTTGGTTATAATAATGAAAAAGCAAGGTCTGCTCTGAATGTATTAAATGATAAACAAATCGCCTATATAAAAAGTAAATTAAATAAAGGTGGAAAAAAATGAATGAAATATCATGGAAACCAGACCAGATGCTTGAGGTGAGTTTGAAAGAACCAGATGACTTTCTAAAAGTTCGTGAAACTTTATCTCGTATTGGAGTTGCATCTCGTAAAGACAAAAAACTATTCCAAAGCACACATATACTTCATAAACAAGGTAAATACTACATTTGTCATTTCAAAGAATTATTTGCACTTGATGGTAAATCTACTAACATTTCAGAGAATGATATTGCAAGACGAAACACGATTGCAAATCTATTATCTGATTGGGGATTAGTAAATGTTGTGGGAACAAGTAGTGTTGAACCAGCACCACTCTCACAAATTAAGGTAATATCCTTTCGTGAGAAGAATGATTGGATATTGGAAACAAAATATAACATAGGTAAAAAGAAAGAAGACTAGTGATGAAGTTTAGAGATAAGATGATTGAAGCGATGAGAGAACACGCAAAAGGACATATTGCAAAACATAAGATGAATGTTGAAGTTTACTTTAGAAATGCCGCTGGTATTGGTGGAGATGGTAATGCAGATATTCTAGAAGAGATTGAAAAAGAACTAGATATCGTTGCAAAGTATGATGACCAGTTAGAAATGTTAGACAAATACTTTTCAGAGGATATAGTACATTAATGGTTAACTCTTTCAATAATTATCTCACAGAACAAGAAGGTCTTGAACCTTATAAGATTGTTATGTTTGTAAATACAACAGCAGATATTCGTGATGTTGGTGATAAGAAAAGAAAAGAGTTTGAATTATTTAATAAAACTGCAAAAAGTTTAGATTTAGAAATGCACCATGTGGATTTTGTTGGACATTACCTATCAGAAAAAAATGGACAATTGTTTGTTCACTCATTTAGATTTGATGATGATGGAAATGCGATATTACCATCAGAGGATGGTGAACCAGATTATAAAGAACCTATTCCAATTAATCCAGAGAACACATTAATTATTCCAAGAGGTTTGGGTACTCCAGGCTTTACTAGTAATCGTTACTGGGTGGATACAATTTCTTTGTTAGAACAAAGAGGATTTCTAACAGTTCCATCTGTTAACACATGGAATATGTGTAACAGTAAATTTTACTGTAATGAGTTATTTAAACTTAATGGTTTGAGAACTCCCAAAACATTACCTATTACATATTCAGATGATACACCAAAGGTTATGGAGAGATTAGGAAACAAGTATCCAGTTATTATGAAAGCATCAAGTGGAAGTCAAACTGGTGTTGGTGTCGTAATGTCAGAAAGCGAAAGGTCTTTACACGCAACTGTGCAGATGATTAAACTTTTAAATAAAAATATTGATTTAATTATTCAAGAATATATAAAGATAGAATACGATGTAAGAGCTGTGGTTCTTAATAATCAAGTTGTTGCATCTATGAAAAGAAATGTAATTGATGGTGAGTTTAGAAGTAATGCCTCATTAGGAGCAACAACAGAAGAATTTGAACTAACAGATTTAGAAAGAACGGAATGTTTAAAATCTGCGAGTTTAGTAGATGGTAAATTAATAGGTGTAGATTTCATGCCTGCAAAGGATAGAGAAAAAGAGAAACCTTACATTTTAGAGGTTAATGCATCGCCTGGATTTGCAGGAATACAATCTACAATCAAAAGTAAGAATGTTCTCAAAACAATATTTCAACACTTTTTGGATAGAACAAACTGGTCTTGACATTTCACCATTTTAGTGGTATAGTTACAATATGAAATTTTATACAAATGTTACCCAGTGGGGTAATCAAATCCTTGTTCGTGAATATAACATGGGTGAGAGAACTAACAAGAAAGTTAAGTACTCTCCTACTCTGTACGTTCCAGTACAGAAAGAAACCAAATACAAAACCCTTGATGGTAAGTTCGCAACTCCAATGAAGTTCGACACTATCAAAGAGGCGAAAGCATTTATTGAACAATACAAACAACAACCCCATTTAGTTTTTGGACTTGATAGATTTGCATACACTTACCTTGCAGACACTTATCCGAAAAACATAAACTGGGATAGTGAGAAAATCCTAACAGTTACAATCGACATCGAAACAAGAGCGGATAATGGTTTCCCAGAACCAGAACTTGCAAATGAAGAGATGCTTGCAATCACGATTAAAAACCAAGCGACAAAGAAGATTATTGTTTGGGGTTTGGGTGACTTCAAGAATGATAGAGAAGATGTTACATACATCAACTGTTCAAACGAAGTCGAACTACTTGAAGAGTTCATGTCGTTCTGGACTAAAAAGTATCCAGATGTAATTACTGGTTGGAATACTGAGTTCTTTGATATTCCCTATCTTATCAATCGTGTTGGTAAAATACTTGGTGAGGAGAGAATGAAGGACTTTTCCCCTTGGGGTTTGATTAGTTCTCGTAAGGTTTACAATCATGGTCGTGAACAACAAGTATACGACATTACTGGTATTGCAAATCTTGACTATCTACAACTGTATCGTAAGTTTACATACTCTAATCAAGAGAGTTATGCACTCAATCATATTGCGTTTGTCGAACTTGGTCAACAAAAGAATGACAACCCATATGAAACATTTCAAGAGTGGTACACAAAAGACTATCAATCTTTTGTGGAGTATAACATCGTTGACGTTGAACTCGTTGATAGATTAGAAGACAAGATGAAGTTACTTGAACTTCTACTGACCATGGCCTATGAAGCGAAAGTAAACTATGAAGATGTATTTGGTCAAGTTAAGTATTGGGATGTTCTTATTCACAACTATCTCAAGACTAAGAATATTGTCATACCCCAAAAGTCACACAACACTAAATCAGAAAAGTACGAGGGTGCATATGTAAAAGACCCACAAGTTGGACAACACAAATGGGTCATGTCATTTGACTTGAATAGTTTGTATCCACATTTGATTATGCAATACAATATGTCACCAGAAACACTTGTGTCTGGTGATTACCTTAAACTAAAAGATGAAACGACTTATGTAAATGAAATGTTGCAAGAGGTTACATTAGATATTCCAGAACACACAACTATCACACCAAATGGTGCGTTGTATCGTACTGACAAACATGGTTTCTTACCAGAGATGATGCAAGACATTTATAATGACCGAACTGTTTACAAGAAGAAGATGTTGAAAGCGAAACAAGACTATGAGGATACAAAAGACCCCAAGTACCTTAAATATATTAGTCGATACAACAACATTCAGATGGCAAGAAAGATATCACTCAACTCTGCTTATGGTGCGATTGGTAATCAATATTTTCGTTACTTTGACCTTGCGATTGCAGAGGGTATCACAACTGCTGGTCAGTTGTCTATTCGTTGGATTGAAAGAAAGATTAATTCATATCTAAACAAACTACTCAAGACAGATAAAGACTATGTGATTGCATCTGACACGGACTCAATCTATGTTAGGTTTGACGAGTTGGTGTCTATGGTCAATCCTAAAAATCCTGTTGACTTTCTTGACACAGTTGCAAAAGAAAAGATAGAACCATTTATTAACAAGTCATACCAACAACTATCCGATTACACAACTGCATATGAACAAAAGATGTTTATGAAACGTGAGGTAATTGCAGACAAAGGTATTTGGACTGCGAAGAAAAGATACATACTCAACGCATGGGATGTTGAAGGTGTTCGTTACAAGAAACCACAACTCAAGATTATGGGTATCGAAGCGGTCAAGTCATCAACGCCTGCACCTTGTCGTGAAAAGATTAAAGAGGCACTTGAGATTATCATGTCTGGTTCTGAGAAAGAACTAAATGATTTCTTAATCCAGTTTCGTAAGGAGTTCGATAGCCTTGCACCAGAAGATATTGCATACCCTCGTTCAATAAATGGTATTCGTAAGTGGGGTTCATCAAGTTCGATATATCGTAAAGGAACACCTATGCATATCAAAGGTGCGTTGATTTTCAATCACATGATTAAGTCAAAAGGACTAACAAACAAATACCCTCTCGTTGTTGGTGGTGGTAAGATTAAGTATTTGCAGTTACGACAACCTAATCCACTTGCATCAAATGTGATATCGTTTATTACCAAAGTTCCAAAA